AACATGCCGCGCGGCGCGCAGGTGTTCAACGCGGGAGAATCGGCGCGGATGATGGGCAAAGCAGGAAGGGATTCCGCCACCCCAGTCGTGGTCAATCAGACATTCAGCTTTGCGCCGGGGGTTGACGCGAGCCAATTACGACAAGAAGGTGAGCGGATCAAGCGCGAGACGCTTGCTGCGGTTGTGGCGGCGAGGCGCGAAAGTGCCTCGTTCCTGGCATGACGCGCGTCATAGCGTGGCCGCCGGTGCACCCGTCATCAGCGGGGTGGACTGTATCATCCCCGATTGCCAGTTCGCGCTCGCTGATCACAGGGTCACGATACGTCACCGCTTCGCAGCGGCGGAGGACCGTCGCAACAGTCAGCGTTGGCGGCGCGGAAGGGGATTACGGCGGCTACATGGAGGCGCTGAAAAGGCTGCTGCGCGGCGGCGCGTCGCTGGTGCGCATGCGCTCGTATGCTATGCTGCACGGCGATCTGCCACCCGCTGCGACGCGGCAGGCCGATGTTCTATCGTGGCGCACCGGGTCTGAGCCGCTATCGTGGCGCACCGGGTCTGAGCCGCTGTTTTGGCTGACCGGCGCGCAACTGTTTGGCGTGATCTCGACATCATCCGGGTTGCCTGCGCTGCTAATCTCGGGGTTGCCGCCATCGGCACTATGCGGGCGCGTCGGCGAGTTCGTCACCGTTTATCCTGACATCGTGGGCGCCGCTGAAACGCGGATGCTGACACAACAGTTGATAAGCGCCGCAGACGGCACCGCAACCGCTATCGTGGACGAGGCGTTTACCGGATCGGGCCGCGTCGATGTCGGCGCGCCGGAGACGGCGGTGTTCGAGCCGGTGGACATCCCCAGCGTAACGCGCTCGGCTGGCACGAATTTTTTCTACGACTGGACTTTTTCGCAGGTCTTTGCGGATGAGGTCGGCGGCTTCGAGGAATACGACCCATGGGGCTGATGCGTAACATCGACCCTGCGTTGCTGGCGGCGATGTCGGCTCCGGTCTGGCATCCGGTCCTGCTGGTGGAACTGGACTGGCCGACCGGATGGCTGCGGATGCACTCTTGCACAGGTGACATCGAGTGGCGCGGTGTGGCGTGGAAGGGCGTTGGCGAGTTCGGGGAGGTCGCCGCGCCGGGCGAGGCTGTGGGGCTGTCGGCGCGACCGCTTCAGATGTCGCTTTATGGCCTGCCTGATGCGGTGCTCGATCAGGCACACGCGCCGATCCGAAACCGTCCGGCGGCGCTGTTCGTCGGCGCGGTTGACGAGGCGGGCGGCGCAACGCTGATCGGTGAGCCATATCCGCTGGTGGTTGGCTACAGCGACGCGCTTCGCTTCACCATGCGTCGGCAAGGGGGGCAGACGCAGCACGGCTTGCAGCTTGACGTTGGCGTCGGGCCTTCGGCGCGCGCGCAGGCGGCGGTGATGCATTCAGCCGAGGACCAGGCGGCGAAGTTTCCGGGCGACACGGCGGGTCGGTGGTTGATCGACGCGCGGCGCAGGCTGGACGCGATGACATGGCCGGAAACGTAATTACCGGCGCCGCCGTGATGGCGGCCGCGCAGGATGTGATGATGACGCCGTGGCAGTGGGGCGTCGCTGACTGCTGCACCAGTGCAAGCGACGTGTTCCTGGCGTTGCACGGCTTCGACCCAATGGCGGGGGTGCGCGGCGCCTATTCTTCGCAGGAAGGGGCGGATGCGACGGTTGCCGGGTTTGGTGGCTTCTTACCAATGGTGACGATGCTGGCGAAACAGGCGGGCTTGGTGGCGGCGGATGGCGCTGCGCGGCCCGGAGACATCGGCGTAACCCATGCTGGCGTGCATGAGCCGGATCGCCGCGCGCTGGCGGTTTGCGCGGGGCCGGGCGCGTGGGTAGCCAAAAGCCCCCGAGGCATGACTATCATTGCGATGGTGGAGCACGCATGGCGTATGCCCTGATCTTGATCCTGCTGGCGTTCCCGGCGGCGGCTGATCCGGTGAGCATTAGCGCGCTCGCCGTCGCAGCGGCCAGCTCCTACGGCGTCGCCAGCGCAGCAGCGATCGGCGTTGCGCTAGGCATTTCTGCGACAGCCGCAGCGGTGGGTGTAGTCGTGGCGGGGTCGCTAGTGACGCTAGGCCTGAACATGCTGTTTGCGCCCAAGGCGCCGCGCCCGCCGGAGTTGATCCGCGATCTGGCGCAAGTGCAGGGGTTGCAGCCCTATCGGCATGTTTATGGCCGGTTCAAGGTTTATGGTTCGCCCGCCCCATGGGAAGTTAAAGGCGGCATCCTCTACGGGTGCCTGATCCTCAATTCGCGTCCGTCAAAAGGCGGCGTGGTCGAGATTGCCATTGACAAGACGCCGGTGGAATACAGCGGCTCGCTTACCGACTTCTCGACCGGCGCCAGCGCCACCAATTCGCCGTTCACCGGATACGCCAAGTTCTGGTTGGGGCTTGGCGACCAGGCATCGCCGCCCGCGCAAATATTGGCAGAGGCGGGCGAACTGTTCCAGGAGAGCGACGGCTGGCGCGGGCGCACCGTGTTGTGGCTGCGGCTTGATGCCGGGCCGTCGCGGGATCGCGGCGACCGCTGGAAGCGCGTCCCGCCTGACATTGAGGTAACTGCCGATTGGTCGTTGGTATGGGACCCCCGCGACACGAGCCAAGACCCCGACGACGCGGCGACCTGGCGATGGTCAAACACCCGCGCGCTAATCGTGCTTGATGCGCTGCGCACCAACCCTGCGCGGCCCTATCCTCTGGCGCAAATTGACGTGGCGTCATTCACGGCTGCGGCGAACAGCGATGACGCGCCGTCGCCGCTGGCGGCTGGAGGGACTGAGCCGCGATGGCGCGCTGACGGTCTATTGTCGTTTTCGGGCGGCGAGATTGAGGCGCTTGTCGCGCCGATTGCGGACGCGGGCGGCTCGCCACTTGTGCGCATCGGGGGGCAGGTCGCGTTGGCGCTTGGGGAGTGGTCGGCCCCAGAGGCCACGATCACCGATCTGATCGGCGACGAACTAACCTTTGAAATATGGACGCCGGGGCGCGACCTCGCGTCTGTGGTCAACTGCAAGTATGTCGCGCCTGACCGCGATTGGGAGATGGCTGACCTCGCGCCGTGGATTGCGCCGGATGCGGACGGCGACGCGACCGCCGTTGATATGGAACTAACCTGGGTTACATCCGCGACGCAGGCGATGCGTCTGCAAAAAATCCGGGGTATGACGCTGCGCAAACAGCGGCGGCTGACATCAACGCTGCCGCCGTCCACACTGGCGATGGCGTCGTCTTCTACGGCCACGCTGGCGTTGCCGTCGCCGTATGCGCGGATGAATGGCGCTTACCAGGTAGTGCGCATCGCGCCGGTGGTCAATCTCGCAGGCGACGGCGTTGCGCTACGCTGTCCGGCGGAACTGGTGGAAACCGGGCCGGAGATATGGGCCTGGAACCCGGCGGAAGACGAACAACCCATCGTAGACGGCGTGGCAGTGACGCTCGACCGCCCAACGGTGACGCCTCCTGCGCCGCCGCTGATCCTTACGTCAGGCGCTTCGACGGCGCTTGATACCGGCGGTGGCGTGCAGCCGCGCATCCTGGCGCGCTGGACCCCGACGCTCTCGGGCCGCGCCATCGGCTACGAGGTTCAGCAGCGGCTCGTTGGCATGGACTGGCAATCGGCGGGGGGCGTGGACATCGCAGTTGTTGACGGTGACGGCTACACATCCATGTTTATCGGCCCGGTGACCGTCGGCGCGCAGTATGAGGTGCGCGTAAGGGCGTCAGCCGCAGGCGCATTCTCGGCATGGATCGCCGCGACGATTACCGCCAATGGGCCAGATGTGACGCTGACCGCGCCTACCGGCGGTAGTGCTGTTGGCGGCGCGAACCAGATCGCTATCAGTTTCTTCGCAGCCAACGACGCGGAGTTTGTCGCGATAGAGTTCTGGGGGGCTGACGTGGATGATAGCGCATCGGCGACGCTGCTGGCGACTATCAACGGCGTCCCAAATACGCTCTACGGGTTCACCGAAACCGGGCTGGGGTCGGCGGTGACCCGCTACTATTTCGCCCGAGCAAATGGGCCATTTGGTGCGCGAAGCGCATTCTCGGCCAGCGCAACCGCCACAACCGACATATGAGGGTGCAATGACTGAATTCACATTCCCGGCGCTTGGCGCCGGTGGGCCGCTCTACCAAACCCGCGAAAACCTCGAAAATGAGGTACGCCGCGCAATCGGCGATGAATCATCGGCTCGCGTTGCCGGGGCGGCGGCGCTCCAGGCGCAGGTTGATGCAATGTCGGCTGGAGTGTTAATTGTGGGGTTGTGGGACGCCAGCTTGGGCGCCTTCCCGACCACGCGCCCTGACGGGTCGCCGATCAAGCCGGGCGACACATGGCAAGTGAGCGTCGGCGGCACGGTTGGCGGAGAGGCTTTCGTCGCGCTTGACCGTCTGATCGCGCTGTCAGCGTCTGGCGGTGCGACGTATGCCGGAAACTGGATCAGGGCAAATTATTCAGACGTGATCCTTGGTCTTTCGTCGGCGTTGGTAACGCCCATTGGCGGGGTCGAGGCGGCGCTGGAGGACCACTTGGCTACCGGCGGGGTTTCCCTCACAGCTTATGCGTCGGTTGCAAGCGCGGTAGCTGCGGCCTACGCGGCGGGGGCCGAGATTTACGCGCCATCCGGGACATACGCAGCCGCTTCGACGGTTCCGAATTTCCACGATGTGCGATGGCGCGGGCCGGGCGTGATCGACGCGGGCGGCACGTTGTTCAGCATCGAACCCCGCGCCAACGAGGTAAACAACCTTTACGTCTCGGATAGCGGGGCAGACACCAACGACGGGCTGTCGCCGTCGCGTCCATTTCTCACGCTGGATCGCGCGCTCACTGTTCTGGAAACGGCATGGCGCAAGGCAACCGACGCGGGAGATTGGCGAATCACGGTGTCGGGGACGCATCGCACCACCAGTTACGCGGAAAAACTTACAACCTTCGGCGGGCGGCTGACGATCCAAGGCGAGACGCGCGCATGGATCGCCCATGCGTCCGGACAGGCGGTTGAGGTTGGCGATTACCGAACGGGCTCATCGGCAAAAATGCTCTACGTCGCCGAGAGCCGGGGCATTACCGGGGCAACGCAGCTTTCGCAGACCTACGGAACGCAGAGCGACGGCGCAGTGACGTGGCGCCACATCGGCGGGTTTCGCGACTTCGCGGCTGGTGAGACGATCACGCAAGACGTCTCAATGCGTGTCAGCGCGGGCAAGGTCTATCTGGCGCGGAGCGGCGGGACAACCGGCGCAACCGCGCCTACGCACACCTCAGGCGTCGTCACGCTGGACAGTGTGGCCTGGCAGTATGTCGGGCGTGAACTGCCGATCCCGCCGACTGAGCCGACCACGGTTTTTGACGGGTCGCTCGATCCGCGCATCTGGGCGGCAGGGGCGGAGGTTAGGCTCGGTGATACGCGCTACAACGGCGCGAATGTCTATCAGGCGCTGACCGCAGGAACTACCGGCGCGACGCCGCCGACGCATGGGGACGGCACGGCATCGGACGACGCGATTACATGGCGATACATCGGCCCGCGCACGACGAACGCGAACGGGCTTTGCATATGGATCGAGCCGGATGCAAGCATCCAGGTCCAGGACATTCGTTTTCGTAACTGGGCAAAGAGCGGCTTCAACGATTACGGCGTGCTTCTGAAGA